GAGGAACATGCGAGGCAACAGGCTGCTGACCGCGCTCGGCCGCACTGCGCCACTAGTTCAGTGGGCAGAATGGATGAAGCTACCCTACACCACCATCCGCCAGCGTGTGGTCAAGGGCTGGGATCCTCTTCGCGTGCTAGGGCTCGCGTGAACACGCCAGTCACCCTCCCCAGTGGCCCCCCAGTCCGCTCCGACTACGAGCGCGCTCTGGAACGCATCAGGGAATTGGAAGCTCTGCTCTCCAAGCCGGCGGATTCCGAAGCTCACGTCTGGAAGCGGCGAGCGCTGGACGCGGAGGCCCAGCTCCTCAAGAACATCGAGACCATCACCGCCCTCCGCTCCCAAGTCATGGAGATCAAGAACAACGAGCGCGACCTATACGCCCAGCTAGCCGAGTCCGAAGAAGAGCGTCTCCGGGCATGCGAGAGCGCGGGCAACCTGCAACTGCGCCTCGATGCCTCGTTAGCCCGTGAGGGCGCCCTCAATCAGCGCCTCAGCAATCTCGACATCTTGGCTCGCGAGATTACCGAGCGCGTCACCAAGATGGTTGGGGTGCTTGACAACCCAACATCAATCACGTAGAAGCCGTCTCATCCTTTCATCTGGTGAACAATGGAACGCATGACTCTCGCTGAGTACGGGCCTGGCGACCCCTTCATCAAGCCTCTGGTGCTGATGGACGCCAAGGAGGGGAAGACGAGTTTCCTCTTTATGAGCCTTCTGGGGCTCTGGCCCTGGCAGCAGCACGGAGGCGTGGTCAGCGACCCGGCGCATCTGCACTTCATCGCGCTGGACACGGCCTGCATGGACCGCATCATCCCGAGGGACCCGCCAGACGGCCGGAGCCTGATGGAGATGGCTGGCGTGCCGATGAAGACCATCGACTACGTGCGCTCGCGGGTCGATGTCATCAAGATGGATAAGGAAGTGGCTGCGGTGATGAACAGCGCCGCCTCCTACAACCACGACTGGTTCAAGGCGATGAAGCTGCTGCGCCAAGACCTGGCGAGCCGGATGAAGGATCCCAAGGAGACGCACGCCGTGGTGATGTCCTCGTGGACCACCATGTGCCACCACCACGAGCGTTGTCTCTTTGGCAGCCCTACGGGGCAGGGCGAGTCCAATGCCTACGGCACCCAGAACCTGTGGACCATGCTCAAGGAGCAGTTCCGCGAGGTGCGGCTGATCTTCCAGGCGCTCCCGAGCCATATGTTCTGGGAAGGCCACGTCTCCAAGCAGGCGGTTCCGAACTCCAAGCCTCCTGCGTTCGAAGACACACTGAGCATCCACGGCGGCGCCAAGGAGTGGCCCAAGAACACTAGCCACAACTTCCGTGTGGTCCGCGAGACGGTGCAGTGGAAGGACAAGAATGGGAAGTCCACCCTCATCAACCCCATGTACGTGAATCCCAAGCCCTCCTACTCATTCGTTCCCGGCGGGGGCCGCGGTGTGGGGGCGCTTGCAGAGAAGGAGCCAGATCTCACCAAGATGATGATGGACATGGGCTACCAGGTGGGCGGGTGGAAGCCATGAAGGTCATCGCTACCGGCTACCAGAAGCAACGCCTGGTGCTCGACAACGTAGATTCCCTCACCGCCACCATGACTGCGAGCGTGCTCAACGAGATTCGAGGGCGTCAGTTCCTGAATGCTGACGACCCGGGGCCCAAGCCTTGGTGGTTCTACCACGCTGAAGATGACGCATTTGAGGTGAGGGGGAAGGCGGCATGAGGAATCCCCACAAGGCATCTCGGGTCAACAAGGGTCCCGACGCGGATGATCGGTTCACGCCGCGCTACCTCATCGAGGCGCTGCATCAGGAGTTCAAGTTCACGGTGGATGCTGCTGGGCATCGAAATTCTCCTGCCACCAACATCATCCACCTCTACTGGGGAGGATTGAAGGCTGGCGGCATGGACGGGCTTCAGCAGTCGTGGCGTCGAGACCGTGTGTGGGTAAACCCGCCCTTCTCCGACATCCAGGCGTGGGTAGAGAAGGCCAACGCAGAGATGCAGGCAGGCTGCAAGCTGGTCGTGATGCTCATGCCGTGGAATCGCCAGGAGCAGCCATTCTGGCAGCGGTACATCGAGCCCTTCCGTGACGGGAAGATCTATCTGGGCGGGCTGGCGACCATCATCACGCGAGCGCTGAGCCCTCGCGTCCGCTACGGCAACCCCAAGGACCCGGAAGGGAAGAAGGCGGGGTCTCCCAACTTCCCCAGTGGTCTGGTGATCTGGCGTGCCAACAACTAGGCATCCATCCCGATGCCAACACCGGGCCCCGAGCCCACAGGAGAAGCACCCATGAAGAAGGGCGAAGGCGAAGTTCAGAAGAAGATCAACACGCTGCTGCGCGAGAAGGCGCGCACCACCGAGGAGCTAGCTGACATCCTCGACTCGAACCGGCAGTACATCCGCAAGGTGCTGCGGGGCCTCGTGAAGTCCGGCAAGGTCGAGACCAAGGGCGTGGCGTCGCCCAAGGGCGGGCTCACCTACAAGCGGAAGCGGTAGTAGGAGCGTGGCTGGGGCGTGCGGCCCTGGCGGCTGGGGAGCGAGACGCGTCTACCCAGTGTCAATGGAGCTAACGTGTCCCCAAAGGGAGCTGGACCCCCCAAAGAGCCAGCAAGCTCCGAGCTTTCCCGTAGTCCAACCATCAACCAACACCAAGGAAGCCAAGATGTCCCCATCCGCAGGCGAGAAGATCAGCAGCAAGAACGTCACCATCAAGCAGGCCGAGTTCCCCACCCGCGAGCCGGGCGAGCGCCGGTTCAAGGTGCTCGGCAACACGGCCACCATCAAGCAGCCCAACGAGGGGGGCGCTAGCTACGTCACCGTCCAACTGGAGCCGCTGAACCTGGAGGACGGGACTCCGAAGGGGCGCGCGTTCCCCAGCTTCTACCTCGACGGCGAGCCCAACGCGCAGACTGGCGTGGCCAGCTACGAGAGCGCCAGCGGCTGCATGGCGTTCGCGCGGGCGTGCGGCGACGAGTTCGAGCCGACATGGATCGAGCAAGAGGTGGTCTACACGGGCGACAAGGCCAAGAAGAAGGGCAAGGACGGCTAGACCCTCGTCATCATCAACCCTGAGGAGCTGAAGCAGTACATCATGGCCCACGATGGCACGGAGGTGACCGCCTACGAGGGCCTGAAGAAGGTCAGCGAGAAAGACAAGGTCGCGCACCCGAACTGGAAGGACCAGAACACCATCGACCGCTGGATCATCCCCGAGGAGAGCACGGGGAATGGGCTGCCGGCGCGGCGGCGCTAGGGAGGTGACCTGCGAGTGGTTGGGGGTTCTGGGCTTCTCTTGTTCGTCCGGCCCTGTAATCAATCACGAGTCCACTCGCAGGTGCAGTACGCAGGGCATCAGCCGACAGGGAGTCGCCTTCTGAGCTGTGGAGGTGGCGCAACCACGGCTACTGGTTGGTGCCCTGCGTAGTGCAAACCCACTCAAATCAGGAGACATGAACATGGCAGCCAAGAGCAGCAAGAAGGCGAAGGGCAAGATGGTGAAGATCACAGCGCATCTCGGCTCTGGCCGTGAGAGCAAGCTGGCTGACTTCGCAGCGGGGAGGGTGAAGCCCGAGAAGGTCACGGTGGAGGTAGAGGGCACCGGCATCGGTGACGGGTGCGAGGCCGACAAGCCTGGGCAGATGGAAGAAGCATCTGCGGCGCTGGATGCGCTGGCCACCAAGCCGCCTGAGCCCCAAGCCCTCACCCTCCCCCTCCTCACCGACAGCGCCACCCTGTTCATCCAGGGCGTGCAGCAGCTCACCGCCCAGCTCCTCGGCCAGCCTGAGTGTGCTCCTCTGCTGGTCAAGGTGAACGAGTGGCTCAAGGGCCTGGAGACCGTGAAGAAGCTGATCGTCGGCAACGATGACGCCATCGAGGGCCTCAAGAAGCTGGTCATCGAGACCGGCCAGCCCTGGGGCGAGAAGGGGTCCAAGCAACTGGTTCTCGCAGGCGCCCGAGTTCCCGTGAAGGCCATCAACTACCGAGCGCCCGGCGCGCAGCTCACCATCAACGACCTGGACGCCTCCAAGGTGGAGGCGTACCTGCGCGGGAACGCCGTGGATCCGGAGAAGACGTTGGCGGGCTACATGAAGGCGACCACGGTGTGGGGCCTCAAGGATCTGAGCCCGCTCCAGGCCAAGAACCTCAACGCCATGCTGAGCGACCCTGGCGAGTGGGGCCAGGGGCTGCGGCAGTGCCTCAAGGACACCAAGTACCAGATGATGGCTCCTGAGATGGAGGGGGCATGAGCGCCAACGAGAAGAAGCCGATGACCATTGCGGAGGCCGGACGGCTGGGGGGCCGCGCCAATCTGGCCAAGCGGGGCAACGAGTTCTACCGGGTCATCGGGAAGAAGGGTGGCGATGCGGTGAAGGCGGCACGTGGACTCGGCTTCTACGAGGCCATCGGCGCCAAGGGTGGCAACGCTGTGAAGGCCAAGGACCCCGACCACTTCAAGCGCATCGGCAAGCTGGGCGGGGAGAAGGTGCGTGAGGCGATGGCGCTGCTGAGGGCGCAGAAGACGGGAGGCACGCCATGAAGATCTGGGTCCCCAAGCAGCGTGAAGTCACCGTTGAGGTCATCGAGAAGGACAACCCGGACACCGACCTGAAGGCCGGCGATCTGGCCGTCACCATGGACGGCCGGACGCGCATCTACTCGCCTGACGAGTTCGCTGAGCGGTTCGAGGAGAAGAAGGTCCACGAGTGGCCGGGCTACATCAATGTCCAGTCGCCGGACGGGCGGTACGACTCGGGCTGCCTCGCCATCGCCCTCACTGCTGATTCGGCTACTGGCCTCGCTGCCAAGCTGAACGCCTGGGCGGAGGCTCCTGAGAATCGCGGGTACATCATCAAGCATCTCCAGACGAGCGTGGACAACTCCACTGCGGTGGCGACCTACTCGTACACCTTCCTCGCCACTACTGAGACCACCAAGGAGGACCGCGAGCACCTGGCCGACGTGCACAACGAGGTGACCAAGCTGCTGGAGGAGCGCCGCGCGAAGAAGGCTGCTGACGAACTCGACCACCTGGAGAAGGCGCGTGAGCTGCAAGCCGCCGCCAAGGTGGCCGAGAAGGTGCGTATCCGTGAGCTGGAGCGCCTCGCCGAGGCTGGTCGCAAGCACGAGGCCAACTGCGGCAAGAAGGGGAAGAAGTGATGGGAGCCCTAGCGGTGGTGCTGGCGGCGATTCTCATCTTCGTTGCTGGCCTCTGGGCTGGCAGGAACCTCTGATGCGCTCCCATGCTTATCCGTGGTGGGGGCCTCGCCATCCATGGCGGTGGTGGCGCGACGCCATTCATCAGCAGCATGAGGAGTGCCATGTGGCCGCGCTGCTGCGTAACCTCGTGATCGAGGTGAAGCCGTGAGCCCCTCCCACGACCTCCTCCCCGGCGACCGCACCCCCATGACCACCGGCATTGCAGTGGTGAAGTCGTGGGGACCCCCAGTCGAGGTGCTCATCGTCGCCTCCAAGGGCACTGGCGTGGTACTTATCGACGACGTGAACGCAATCGGCACCGAGCTGCCGACCTGGGAGCTGGTGAGCGTCACCAAGAACGCCATCAATCTGAAGTGCTCCTGTGGCAGGCCGGGCTGCACGCGAGAGGCCATCTACACTCGCAAGGTGCGCGGGCACCATCCATCGCAGGCGAGGTGATCATGGCATTCAACAAGCTGTCAGATGCTGAGAGTGAGCGGCTGGCTCTGCTGATCGAGGAGTGCGGCGAGGTCATTCAGGCAGCTACGAAGGTGCTGCGCCATGGATGGGCCAGCCGCTACGACAACGGTGAGGCTAACCGGGAGGCCCTGGAGCGGGAGATTGGCGACGTGCAGGCGATCCTGTTCCTGATGGCCGAGCGGATCGACTACCGACGCGGGGCAGCCGCACAGGCTGAAGCAGCTAAGCTGGTGAAGCTGAAGGCCGGCAAGTACCTGCATCACAACCCCTAGCCCATGCGCGGTGACCCCACCAAGCTGGGCGCCCAGTGCGCCCAGTGCCCGCTGGCCAGGGAGGGCAAGGCCCACAACCCGGTGCTGATGGATGCAGTGCCCAACCCGACCTGGGTGCGCGTGGGCGAGTCACCGGGCGTCGACGAAGCGAGAATCGGCAAGGCATTTCAGGGCCGGACCGGCGGGCAATTGGAGCTGGAGCAAGACCAAGCTGGCCTCTCCACGCACACCGCCATCACCCTCAACGTCATCGCCTGCATGCCTCCGCAGCAGGGGAAGACCGAGGCGCTGATGGGGAAGGCCCTGAAGTGCTGCCGGCCCGCGTTCGAGGCACAGATAACGAGATATGGGGCGCTGCCCGCGCTGGTGATGGGGAAGTGGGCCGCACGCGGGTATGCAGCCTGGGCCAACACCAAGCTCCCCAAGGGCGGCATCAACAAGGGCCGGGGCTTCATCCGCGAGAATCCCGTCACTGGAGCGCGGTGGATCTGGACCTGGCACCCGACATTCGCGCTGTTCCGTGAGCCTTATGCCTGGGGCGCGTTCAGCATTGACCTGGCCAGGTTCAAGCGCCTCATCACCAACAAGCTGAAGCCTGGGCCGGAGAAGCTGATCACGGAGCCTACGCTTCAAGACATCCGAGATGTGGTGCTCGACGGCAAGGTATCGGTGGACGTGGAGACGGCGCCACGCCATCCCGATGAGCGCTGGACGGGCAAGGACCCACGCCGTGCCAAGCTGAAGGTGCTCGGGCTCGGTAATCGGCACTGGGGCCTGGCCTTCCCAGTGGGAGACCGACGCTACGCACGCCACCTCCAGCTCGCGATTGAGCTGATAGAGCAGGTAGACATCATCGGCCAGAACTTCCTCTGGTTCGACCGGCCGATCATCGCGCGGCACTGGTACGGGAATGATTGGAATCGCGTAGGCCGCAAGGTCATCGACACGCTCCACAAGCGCAAGGCGCTGGTGACGGTAAGCCCCGCCTCCCTCGCCTACCTCGCCAGCATCTATGATGACGCCATTCCCTGGAAGGAGCTGGGCCTCAACCCGCTCGACATGGCGCCTGAGGATCTGCTTGAGGAGGATCCAGAGGAGAGCGATGAGGACGAGGATGATCCTAGCTCTGAGGGCGCCAAGCGCTCCATCGAGGATGACGATAAGGGTCTCGTCTTCACCCGCGACATCCACGAGCTGACCAAGTACTGCGCCCAGGATACCGTAGAGGCTGCACGGGCCGACCACGGCATGGACCAGGAGGAAGCATGGCAGGAGCCGAGGGTCAAGCGCCTCTACGAGTTCCGGATGGGCCTCGCCACCCAAGCCGCCGAGATGTACGAGAACGGCATCTGGCTGGATCCACTGGCGCGCGTGGGCCTGGCTTGGGACCTGTATGGGCTCATCAAGGAGCGGAAGGCCAAGCTGATGGAGCTGGTGGGCATCCCTGCCTTCAAGGCGAGTCCCGATCACATGAGGTCTCTCCTCTTCAGGCGACACGCCACTAGTGACATCAGGCGATTTGACCTGCCCGACCCTCCGGCCAAGGACCGCGCCATGTGGACCAAGACGGGCCTGTGCGCGGTCAACCAGGGCGCCCTGCTGATGCTGCTGGCGAACCCCGCGATGCCTCCGGAGGCCAAGAAGATCATCCGCGCCTTCTGGCAAGCCTCGGCACCGGCCAAAGCGCTGTCCACGTTCGTGGTCAGCAAGCTGATGGACCAGGCTCTTGGGGATGATGGGCGGTTGCGGCCGGAGATTGGGGCTGCGATGACGGATACCATGAGAACCACGACTAAGAGGCCAAACCTGTCAACCTGGAGCAAGGAGAAGGACTAATGGATCTGACCCAACACGACATGGAAGAGATGAAGATGGCTGCTGAGAAGACGCAGCTCAAGGCGTCGCCCCACAGCCGCAAGATGGTGGCCATCGACGCCGACAAGCTGCTGTGGCTGCTGGAGCAAGTAGAGGAGCACACGCGCTACCTGAAGCACGAACAGCACCTCTACGACCAGGAGACTGAGAAGACCATCAACGAGCAGGTCGAGCAGATCCAGCAGCTCCAGAACCAGATCGACGAGTTGAAGGGCGAGTAGATGGCATCCCTGTCCGGCGCCATTCCCAGCATGCGCGTCATGTGCGCGGCCAGGGACGATGACCATGTGCTCATTGGTGCCGACTACAAGCAGCTTGAGCTGTGGACGATGTACGCGCTCACTGGGGATGAGGTGCTCGGTGATGGGCTGCGCAACGGTGACGTGTACACCGAGGACGCCAAGTACCTCTTCTCGCTCCCCGCCCATTTCACCAAGTGCAAGTGCGACGACAACAGGTGTGTGCTCCCCAACCTGCACGTCAAGCCGAAGGCCCGGCAGGACGGCAAGGTCAGTCATCTCACCTTCCAGTACTGGGCCGAGCTGAACACGTTCTATCGAGGGCTCTTGGAGTCGGACCAGGATATGCCCTTCAGCCAGGCCGCGCTGTACCACAGCGGCATGCGCAAGCGGTACTGGCGCACGGTGGAGTGGTGGCACGAGGAGTACGAGCGGGTCTGCGCTCGGGGCTGGAGCGAGGAGCGCATCCTCGGCGCGCGGAAGACCTACCCGACCACCCCAGAGCCTCAGGCCGTGGTGAACTGGCCCAACCAGACCACAGCGGCGGTGGTCCACGGCAAGGCGTGGCTAACGCTGGGGTCTGGGAGGAAGGGGCGCCCCGGCGCGCTCGCCAAGTTCCTCGGGGAAGCTCTGCTGGTCAAGCAGTGGTACGACGCCTTCCTGGTCGAATGCCGGAGGGAGATTGTCGATGACGTGGTGCCCGTGGTGCGAGAGGCGATGGAGCAACCTCACGTCATCGAGGGGCGCGAGTGGCGCTTCCGAGTGGACATCAAGGTGGGAAGGCGTGAGAGTGACGTATAACCAAGGAGGTACACAATGAGCAGCACGCCGCGCCAGAAGTACCCGGCTCCTGAGTGGCTGGATTACTTTCCGGTGAAGGTGCCGGGAGCCGTCTACGAGGAGTGGACGCCCAAGGTAGGAGACATCGTTCAGTTCCACGGAGGCACAGACAGGCTGACCACCAGTCTCTGCTGCATGAAGGTCTCCACAGTTCGGCCGATGGGTGACGGGCGCTACCAGATCGGCATCGTTGGAATCACGAATGGCGCCGCGGGACCGTGGTTCAGCCACGAGGCTTTCGTCCGCGACGACCCGGCCCACCACAGCAGGTGTTGCGGAACGTAGAGCCGCTAGTTCTGCTCACTTCTCGCGGCTCCGAAGCCCCTTCTGGTCCCGGCCAGGAGGGGTTTCGTGTTTCAGCGCCGAGTGCCCTTGGCGGGCTGGACGGTGTTCACCGGCACCACGGGTAGCCGGCTGAGGATAACTTCCTGGGTGTCCTCGATGCGCGCCATCCGGGCCTCCAGCGCGACTACCTTCATCGCCGTGTTCCACAGGAACCCGCCAGCACCGAGCACGGCGCCGCTGAGGATGGTCACCAGCACAGGCTTGAGGTCCACCTGGCCCCAGATCTTCAAGGCTGGCATCCGTTCCGCGCTTGCCGGTCCAGGTCATCCCGGCACGCCTGGTCTGAGTCCGCGACGCACTTGATGCGGCGGGGCGTGTAGCCGCCGTCCTTGTTGTCTTTGGTGTAGCAGGAGCCCACGCCGCGCCAGAGATGGTCCACGGTGTTGTAGTGGGTCTCCACGCACTGCGCTGACCCTTCCCGGCGCTCACAAGAGCCCGACAACGCCAGCATGAGGAGCAGAGAGATCATCGCGGGTAGGTGACCGAGACACGGGCCGTGTTGATGCGCTCGAACACCTGGTGGACTCCCACGCCCGTGGCCAGAGGCACGATGCACCATAGTCCTGGATAGAACGCAAAGGCCCCGGTATTGGAGACCATCGATAGGCTTCGCGCGGTGGGTCCCCCACTTCCGGTGGTGGAGAAGGAGCCCTGGTAGAACCAGGGCAGCCCCGTAGCTCCACTTGCGAAGGGGCGCCAGAAACGCGCCATTGTCAGGGGAGTCTGGTTGAAGCTGACTTCAGCCCCGTTGGAGTCCAGTGCCACCCACTCCAGGCCCATCCCAATCATTCTGGTCTTGGACGGGTCGTCCAGGACCAGAATGATGGGAGACTTGGCGTTGTCGTACCCGTTGGCCACCAGCCGGCCCTCGCACTCGTTCGCGGACAGGGTGTCTGCCCCCAACGAGCCAGCCGACCCCACGGACAGTCCGCCGTCGAACACGGCCCCGTAGCTGGAGGTCCACGTGTTGGTGGGCGTCTGGTTGGAGGCCGTTGGGGTCAGCGTCTGCGCCAACACGGCAAGGGCAGCAACGAGGGTTGCAGCAACGAGTAGTTTCTTCATGGAGGTGCCTTGGTCACTGCATGCAGATGTAGCTCACCGTGTCCGTGGTGGTGTTCGGGCCGGTGATGGTGAGGGTAGTACCGGAGACGGCACACTTGACTGAGACGGTCTGAGTGGTGTTGTTCGCGCAGACGCAGATGGCGCCAGTGTTCACCGTGGCGGTGCAGAGTGACGGTGAGGCGTTGTTCAGTGCGCAGGTACCACGGGTCTTGGTGGAGGCGGTGATGTTGTCGCCCGAGTTGGTGAACGTACCGGATGCCGTCAGCGACGTGACGGTGGTAGCCCCCGCGCCCAGGGTGGACGACAAGGTGGTCGCCCCGGTGACTCCCAGAGTGCCGCCCACCGTGGTGTTGCCCGTCAGGGTGCTGCCACCAGTGACCGCCAACGTAGAGGCGAGCACCGCCGCACCGTTGATGGTGGTCTGGCCCACCACGTTCAGGGTGCCGGCATCGATGGCGCCCCCCGTGGTCACCAGTCCGGTCAGGGTGCTTGCGCCCGTGACACTCAGCGTGCTGGAGGCCGCGAGCGTGGTGAAGGAGCCGCTCAGGCCGTCCGTGCCGACCTGCTCAACAGCGCAGGCCCCGTTGACACCCGACCGGATGATGAGCGCCAGCCACTGGCTGGAGCCCGCCGTGATGCTGATCCACGAGGGCCGCTCGATGGTGGCGCCCGAAGAGGCCACGAAGTTGCCGTAGTTGATGCCGTCATAGCTGGAGCTGGAGACGGTGACCGAGCTGGTGCCCACCTTGTAGTAGGTCGGCTGGGAGCAGGTCAGCCGGATGCTGCCACTCGGCACGAACGTGGCGGCGCTGGTCGAGGTGACGTTGATGGGCGACTGCACGCTGCCAGCCGCGCCAGTCGCCAGGTCGCGAGCCGGGGTGAAAGGGTTGAACAGCGCCGTGAGCGCCAGGATGGAGAGGACGGCGAGGGGGACCAGAATGAAACGCTTCATGTTCAGCCTCCAGCGGGTTGGACCGGCAGCCGGCTGGTGGTGGCCAGCACGGAGTTGGGTGTATCTACCACAGGTTGGGAGGGCTTGGCGCTCTTGGCCAGCTCAGCGTCCAGGTACTTGCCGAAGAGGTCACGGGTCTTGGGGGACTGGTGGCTCTGGAGGAATCGGGCCACAGACATGCCCTTGGTCAGCTTGAGCAGAGCCTGGTGAGCGGCCTTGGCAAACTTCGCTTCTTCCTCGTCCCCAGACTCGCCTGGCACCGCGTAGCCCATCGCCTTGGCGAAGTAGAGCGGCATCGCCGTCTTGGGGTTGGTGCCGGGACGGGAGGGCGAGTTCATCTGGCCCTGGAGCGTGGGCCCCTTGGCGCCCTTGGTGGCGGGGAGCTGGGCCTGGACCTGGGTGGCGACGCGCTGAGGGTTCACACGCATCTGGGCCTCGGCTTGGTCTCGCTTTTGGCGCCACGCGGCGTCCGCAGGAGGCGCCGGCAGCGGCGGGGTGAGCTTGGAGGGCTGATCGGCCATCATGCCCAGGTCGCTGTTCTGCCAGTCGCGCAGCCAGGAGCTGGGAGATGCTGGTGGCGGCAGCGAGCTATCCATCTCCGGCAGCGCAGGCGGGAGCATGGGAGCGTCACCCAAGGCGCTCAGGTCGCCTCTGTATCCGCCCATGTCGGCATCACTCCCTTCGGAGCCGATGCGGATGCCGGAGCCGCCCATTACTGATCTCCCTCGCCCGGGAAAATGGAGCTGGGGCTGTTGGACGGGTAGCCAGTAGGAATGTCCGGGCCGGTGCCTGGCTGACCTACCTGCTGCGCCGCTTCCGGATACGCGCGCTCGTACATCTGCGCCTTGCGCCGAGCGATGTAGTAGACGATTTGCGCGCCTGCAATGGTATCCGCGAGCGAGAGCTGGCCCCCCGCGATGATGTTGGCCTGTGCCAGCTCGTGACTGCTCAGCGCCGATCCGTAGCGCGAGTGGATGAACGTGGACAGCTCCGCGGTGAGCTGGCGCTTGAACTCGCGCTGAGAGAAGGACAGAGCCTCGTCCGCGCCCGTCTTGATGGCCGACTCTGCGAAGCGCCCGAACAGAGGCAGGTTGCTCACCACCTCAGCAATGCGCCGCTGCGTGTAGTCGGCCTGGGTGCCCATGATTTCTGGATTGGCCATGCCTTGCTGGATCAGGCCCCCCAATCCCGAGGTCACCTCCAGCGATGGGCCGGCGCCCTTCAGGTAGTTCTCCACACGTCGTGTGCCGAGATTGCCCTGGTTGACGCCTACTTGAGCCCAACGGGCTGCGGTATTGGACCGCTTCTGCTCATCCATGAACGGCATGTTGGCTGTGGTGGCGCGCGTCGCCTCGGTACGAGCGTCGCGGCCGGGCTGCATCCCGAGCCGGTTACGCGTCGTCTCGGCCAAGCGATCCACGTTGAGCAGGTAGTTCAGCTCGCCCAGGTCGCCCCTGCGGTCCTTCTGCACCATCCCCGCACCCTGCATCAGCATCGGCAGGTCCTTGTTGAGGATGGGGGGCTGGGCCTGGGAGTAGAAGTCGCCGCCCGTCGCCGGGTCGCTCATCAGGGGCATGGAGCCGCGCTGGGGGGGCGGCGGCGCGCGGCCCACCACAGTCTCCTCCATCGGGGCCAGGCCTAGTGACTCGGAAGATGGCGGCGCACCCCCCATCGAGGAGCGCATCGAGCCGCGCATGCCGGCGCCCTCTCCAGGGTCGAGAGCGCTCACGTCGTCGGGCTGGTTGGTGATGTCCTGTACGCGGCCCCGGAGCCGGCGCGGTGCGGCGGGAGCCGGGTAGGGCTCCATCGTCTGGGATGCCGCTGAGGGCTGCGATGCTGGTGCTCCCGAGCCCTGGCGCTGCAAGGCGAGCTTGGTCTCGGCCGAGACGCGGCTGGGATCCTCGCCCGCGTAGATGCGGCGCAAGGCGCTGACGATGAGCGGATGCGCAGGGCTCAACCCCTCAGCCACCTTGGCAGCAGCGCCGACGCCCTGGCCGATCTGGCTGAGGTAGTCAGGCTGCTGGTAGTCGAGACGCGGGAGGGCCATCAGTAGCCGCCTCCAGGCTTGAACGTTGGAGGAGGGGCGCCGGAGCCGCCGATCTGGGAGCCGATGCCAGAGCCGAGCTGCCATCCTGCGGCGCCGCCGGCAGGGCCCCCCAGCGCGAACCCGCCCAGGGCGCCCAACCCGCCGCCAATCAGCCCGCCGAAGCCCTGGTTTTGGCCCTGCTTCCACTTCCACAGGTCCATCGCGTTCGTGTACTTGTCCTTGGACACGTCGTAGTTGAAGTCGCGCTGGTTGTTGGCCTGGCCCGTCACCATCCCCAGCGCGTTCATCGCCATGCCCTTCTTCTGCATCGCCAGCGGTGCCTGGGCCTTGAACATCGCCTGCTCAGCCAGGTTGTTGGAGTAGGGACCAAAGAGGCCCTGGTTGTTGGCGTCCTGGAGCGTTCCGGCCCGGATGGAGTTGAGGAGGAGCTTGTTCTCCGGCGCTTCCGGGTCCCATGGCATGTTCATCTCGTCAAAGAACTTCTGGAGCTGCGCCATGAGCGCGTCGTTCTTGTCCTTGTCGGTCGCCTCGCTGGTGGAGGAGCGGATGTCCGATGGGCCCATCGTCGCCCGTGGCGTACTGCGCGCGAGCGGATCCTTCGCGCCGCTGCGGGGCGTGGAGGATGCCCCAGTAGGGCCGGCGCCGAAGACCTTCTGGCCTCCAGCGCTCCAGTTGCGTGGGTCCCACCAAGCGCCAGGGTCAATCTGGTCGATTCCGCCAGCCATATCAGGAGTCCATCACCAGCACCGAGAAGGCCGCATCCGTGGCGGCGCCTGTGGTGTCGGTGTAGCAGCGGATGGTGATCTGCGGAGCCGCGGTGGCGAGCCCGTTGGTGACGCAGTGCACGTTGACCGTGCCCGAGCCGGGGATGGCCAGGAAGTTGGCGTTGGCCGGCGTGTAGCTGAGCGTCACCGTGTACACCCCGGCACCCGTACGGGCGATGGCGGACACCTGGCTGGAGTCGGCCACGGTGCAGGGAGTGGCGCCGCACGCGGCCGAGCCGACGTAGCCCCACGCCTTCGGGACCAGCGCCGGAGTGGCCAGCTTGCTGTGGGCGATGGCCGCGTTGCTCGCCACGTCGGTGTTGGTGAGGGTGACGCCGCCGCCCACCTTGGTGGTGTTGAGGAAGGTGAAGTTGCCATTGAGGTCGGTGGCGCGCAGCACGTCCCCAGTGCCCCAGACATGCAGGGCTCCGACGCTCATGGCTCGGAGCATGGACAGCGGCGACGCGAGCGCCTGCTTGGGGATGCACAGGAACAGGGACGACAACGCGATGAGCACGATGCCGAGGATGACTTCGAGAGTGGTTGCCTTCTTCATCATGGGTTCGAGATCCTCATGGGGTCCTCGGGAGCACTTCCATGTTAGCTGCGATGCCGTAGATCTCCCAGTCGGAGATGCCCTTCTTGAACTGGGCCGTACCTGAGGCGCTGACCGCAGGCGCCGCGGTGCCGTCGCCAGTCTGCACTACCGTGAGTGTCGTTTCAAAACCGTAGATGCCGCCCAGCAAGCGCCGGCACGCGGTGAGCTGTGCCGCCGTGGCGTAAGCATTCACCACGTTGGTGTTGGCGTCGAAGTTGATGACGAAGTTGGACTGGCCCGGGTCCAGCAGGTCGTCAAAGCTGAGCACACCCGACGCCAGAGAGACCTGGCAGCCGAAGGCGTTGAGCGCCGACTGCACACTGCCGTGGCTGGTGCCCGCGGAGTCGTAGGCGAGTGCGGCGGCAAGCGCAGTGAAGAGGGTGGATAGGGTGTACGTGCCTTGCGGCACCGTAGCGATGTACTGGCTCGGCGTGACGTTGTAGGCGTTCGCGCCAAAGATGAACAGGTCGTTGACGCCCGTGATGATGGTGTAGCCGGCCGTGTCGTAGATGCGGAAGCGGTGGGTCTGTCCGGCGCGCCGCGTGGCCGGGTAGATGGCGGTCTTGATGGCGCGCCCGGTGACCGTGTTGCCCGTGGTATCCAGCGTGCTGGAGTCCAACCGGAAGGGGTCCGCGGCGCCGAGCCGCTTGGTGCGCGAGATGACCTGATCGCCGTCGTCAATCACGAAATCGGCGGAGACGGTGAGGTCGTTGGAGGGGCGCAGGGAGAAGAGGATGCCGTCATTGATCTGGTCGCGCGCGGGGGCGAGGGCGTACTCCTTGGTGATCAGCTCGGCCGTGATTTCGGGGTCAACGTAAGCAGCATCGGTGATATATGCAGCGTTGGCTGTCGTGTCTCTGGTGTTGGTACCGTATTCACCTACGGCGGGCCCAAACAGTCCAGCTGCCATCTCCACCCGGTCGAGATAGAACAGCCGGGCATCCATACCAGCACGGTTCTCAGCTACCATCGCCCAGGTGCGAGGAGTCGGCGCTACTCCAGCAGAGGCACCTCCTAGGAACTGCTGAGGACCCCACCAGCGCGCCTCGCGCCAGTCCTGTGGCAGCCCCTCGCGCAGGTCCAGCCACCACTGATCTCCCGGCGCGTCGGTGTCCGTCATCCCCTGTCCGGCGCCCCACACTGCAAGCCGGTAGAACCCGTCGAAGTAGGCCGCGCTCCAGCGGTACTGGAGAGACGTGGGGGTCACCTTCAACGCTGGTTGGATCTTCTGCCCGATGCGATGCGGCAGCACGCCAGCAGCGAAGCACCACACGT